GTGGGTTACGGATAAAGAGAAAAAAGTTTTGTACTCCCCCATGGGCCACTACAGTGCGTTGTACAACTAAACAGTGTTGTAACATTCTTAACAAACAACACTGAACTTGTATACATGCCTGTGCTGTGCCATAAATACGAACAATTATTATTTTATTCATGCGTACAATTATTAACAATTTGTCCATAGAATTAACACATTTTAAGAGTATACTATAGTCAATGAGAGGGGGGGACAAGAGAGACCCTCTCAAGATGGCCTACTTGACCGGGCCGTATTTGGGTCAAGGGATAACCTAGCGGGCCAAGAGCAAAGGGCAACACAAGACAGTACTATGTGAAGAAAGGGCTTTTGTCAAATTTTATTGATTTTACTAGGCAACACGGCACAATAGCAAGCCGGTAAATTGGTTGTGAATGCGCCGTGTAACGTGGTAAAATCCACGATATTATCATTGAAGAGGTGTAATATTATGATGCTGAAAGAATTTTTAGACAATCCTGGTTTTACCTTTGCACATCGTTTGTCTGTCACGAATGATTTTTATACGTTTACAAGTGAGGTTAAGACTTTGCGGGCTTTTTATGGCCATTATACTGTCGTTGAATTTCATGTTCCGGCTGGAAGTATGACTATTGATTCTATTGTCATTGTTAAGTGAGGCGCTTTATTATGAAAAAGTACAATTCAGAAGTTTGGGTTACTATTTTTCACGATGGGTGGAATTTGATTTCTCAAGTCAATGGTGATTATGTGTCATTCAGTGGCGGGGATATGTACGTCTGGCGGGATGGAACAATTTGTGCATCCTATGACTTGAACAATTTCAAGAGATGGCGTATCATTGACAAAGGCTTTGACGTTGAGCGTGGTATCTGGATGGTAAGATATTTCCTTGATATTTAATGATATCCACAGGCCGGAGCTCTCAACCTTGTTGAGAGTTCTAACGTGGGGATATCCACGAACACAATTATCATTGAAGAGGTGTAATTTATGGAAATCAAATCTTATCGTTTGCGTTCTATGCCGTATGCTCAGTGCCACGTTGAGTTTTACACTGACGGTATCTTTATTAAAGAGGTGCGGCTTGTCTCGTATACTACATATATCTTGTCCGTCAAGTATAAAGGCTCTGATGCCGTTGTTGAAGTGATGCATCCCGTCAATTGCAGTCGCACGACTGCTAGTCACGTCAATCGATTTACTACTGAATTGTTTGGCACAAATGAGTATCATGCCTTGAAAAAATTGGGTAAAGGTGGCACGATGCTATTTGAGGGCGGTAAGGTTTGCATTAGAAACTTGCACGCTGAATACTTGGATTATGGAAAACACTTCCACTACTAAGTCGAAACACATGTGTGATTATAAGAGGTGTACTATGAAAAATTGGTATCGTATCGAGTTCTTTACAGAAGAATTTATGACTTGTGTACCGTCTGCCGAAAATGACTACTGTGTTTTCAGTTGTGAACGCCAATACACGTCCATCAATCGTGCATGGGCCGCCGCAAACCGTATGGCAAGTACTAGGCACAATGTGTTCTTTATTAGAGTAAAGCGCCTGTAATTCCTAGGCCGGTATCCTGTACCGCTGTACAGGGTACTAACGTGGGAACTACCACGAGAAAGTGAGGGCATGAAAAATGTCTATGTATCATTTCCAGTGTATCGCACCTATTTTAGCGGCTGTTGGTGTATGCTTTGGTCTGTACCTGTATGCAACTCTGAAAGGATGGCTGTGATATGATTAGGTTGTATCTCAAGAACTACAAAGAATCTGAGTTGCGCACGCTGTACAATGCTTTGTCGGGTGCACGGTCAGCAGTTGATACTGCCGCACCTTCAAATCCTATGAAAGATTTGGATGAGGCTTTGCACTACATGGATGGCTATATTGATGCAAAGGGGGATTCTGTAAAATGAGTGCACGCCTTAATGGTTCTCAGCTGGCGCACCGGGTATACAAGTACCTGTTGACCCAGTATTCTGCTGAACAGCTCAAGAACACATATTACACTATGGACACTAGGGTATTTGTTGACCCTGACGTGGCGTTCTACCCTGATATTGAAAACCGGTTTAAATCGCCCACAGACGCTATGAACTACCTTTTGGAAGAGGGTTTGCCCATCTGGCTGGTCAAGTCAGGTTCTAATTATCCGTTGGAACACTTTACCTATCGAAAAGCCGAATTACTTTTTGACCTGTAATTTCTAGGCCGGTATCCTGTACTATAGTACAGGGTACTAACGTGGAAATTACCACGAGAAAGGAGTGTTGAAAACTATGTTGAAACTGTTTATAACCGTAGGTTGCACGAAGGACGAAGACCGTAGTTATGTCCCGCCTTAGTTGGGGCTACCCGATTGTTAAATTTTTGACAATCTTACCGAAAAGTCCCATAACTCGGACGTATAAAATCTATATCCCGAACGCAACAAAAGTCCATGTTAATCTGTACCCATATATGGTACAATAAGTGTGGGAGACAACTTCCATCCCCTAATTTAGACGCTTCAACACAACACAAAACAAAGGAGTATTCATCATGCGAAAGTATTCTATCACCCGCCGTTCCATCGTTACCACTGCCACCGTAAAGGCCGTCAACCTGAACACCTTTGAAGTGGTCGATATGACTTCCACTCTCGAGGGCGCATTTGCTGACAACTCTGCCGCACTCAAGGCTGTTCAGAAGGTCTGGGAAAATGACGAGTTCAACCCTGTTGCAGTTACCAGTCTGTCTTGCAAGGTCAAGACCTATGGCATGACTGCAGCTCAGTGGTTCGACAACGCCGATGTTATTGAGGAAACCGATATCACCCCTGAGGAAGCGACCCAGTTCGGCAAGCGTCAGAAGAAGTCTGACGAGAACGCACAGTAAGTTTATCCACCCAACAAACACATAACAAGTAAGGAGTATCACTATGAATATCATTGCCAAGTCCGCTAACGTTGTATCCGCTTTCGACCTGTACAAGCTCGTGCAGTCCCCTGAGCGCAAAAAGATTACCGATATCAAGGGCCAGACCATTGAGCTGGACAAGTGGGTGCTGTACACTGAGCCTGACAAGGATGGCAAGGAAATGTCCCTGCTGGCTCTGTCTACCGTTGACGGTACTGCCTACTGCACCAACTCTGCAACGTTCTGCCGCTCCTTTGACAGCGCCGTGGCAACCTTCGGTCAGTTCGGCGAAGAGTTCCACAAGATTCAGGTCACTACCGGCACTTCCAGGAACGGTCGTGACTACATCGACTGCGTGGTTGTTGGTTAACTACACAGGTAAACAACTAATTAAGAAGAAAGGCGAAGTTCTTCTTAAATAAAATCGCTTACAGTTCTCGGCTGGTGGCCAATTCACTGGCCGGGATTCTTTTATAAAGGAGATGAATAAATTATGAATCATCGCCAACAAGTAGCCGCTATGCACGCTAGAGAGCTGGCAAATGCTAAACAGCAGTTGTTGCTCAAGGTGAATCAGTATATTCAGGAAGTGCGTGCGGATGGTGGTAACGCTGAGGTTGTACCTCAGTTGCAACGACTTATTAGCTTAGACAGTTATCGGTTGCGTGATGTACAAAAAATGCGACAGATTGCTAGTGACCCTAAAAAATTACAAGATTATGTTTATGCGGTCAACGCTAGTGGTGAGCCTATTTCTGGTGAGAAGGCGGTTGAACGTTATGCGAGATACGCAACAAGCCCTATTTATAGAGAGCCAGCAAAAGAAGTTGATATGATGGTTGACAACGTTGCAACCACAGTTGAACAGACTTTTGTTGATTTGAATGCTTATCAGCAATTCGAGAGTTTCTTACATGATGTGTTATCATCACCAGATAACACTATTGTGGATAGCTGGTGGCATATTGCGCACCCTGACTGGGATTCACCTAGTTATAGAGGTGACAGGAACTATGGCAAGGTTGAAATGGTGAAGCAGAACATGGACAACATTTTGGAAATGCGTTCTGCCCTGAAAAACCTTATAGAAAAAGAGGGTGTACATGAAGCGGCTAAGAGAATAGCTGATAACTATGCTAAGTTGCAAGAAGCATCTATTATAGCATCTATTGGTTATAAAGAAGCGGCTGGTAGCGCAATTCAAGATGTACTATTGATTTTGTTACCGTCAGATAGACAGCCCGGTAACATCAGACACAGAATGAGTGATATGCAAGATGTGTACGAGGGTCAATACGACTATAACGATTATGGAGAATGATATCTAATGTCACGTTCCGAAAAGTGGCGAACTTTCAGTGCTGACTTTGAGACAACAGTTGAAGAGAATACGATACAACAGACAGCGACTGAGGTGTGGAGTGCCGCTAGTGTTGAACTGTGGACTGAGGACGTTATGGTTTTCCATTCCATTGGTGAGCTGTATGAGTATTACGTATCATTGAATGAGAACATTGTTGTATACTTCCACAACCTAAAATTTGATGGAAACTTCTGGCTGTCGTATCTACTCTGTGACTTAAAATTCAAGCAAGCCTTTGACCCAGCACCAGACCAGAAAGGCGGCAAGTTCAAAAAGAACTGGGAAATGCCTGACAGGTCGTTCAAATACGTTATATCAGATATGGGCCAATGGTACACAATGACTATCAAAGTGAATGGGCACTACATTGAACTTAAAGACAGTCTTAAACTATTGCCATTCAGCCTGAAACAAATAGGTATAAGTTTCAAAACCAAACACCAGAAACTAGATATGGAGTATAAAGGTCACAGATACGCTGGTTGCCCTATATCTCAAGAAGAACTAAAGTACATTGCAAATGATGTTCTAGTTATCAAAGAAGCACTTGAATTTATGTTCTCAGAGGGCCACAAGAAACTGACAATTGGTTCGTGCTGTTTGGACGAGTTCAAGAAGGGTCACACAGTTGGAGACGATTACAGCACATTGTTCCCAGACCTGTACAAAATACCACTCGACCCAGAAGTTTATGGTTCTAGCACAGCTGGTGAATGGATTCATAAATCGTACAAAGGTGGCTGGTGTTATTTGGTGAAAGGCAAAGAGTGCAAGGAGTATAGAAATGGTGTTACAGCAGACGTGAACAGTCTGTATCCCTCTGTAATGCACTCTGAATCTGGGTCAGATTATCCTATTGGCAAGCCTAAGTTAATTCATGTTGAAGCAAACGAAGGTGATATCTGGGACGCATACAATTGCCCTATCAAATACGACCCGTTCTGGTTTCAGCCGACAGAAAAGCCTAAAAAGCTTTGGGAATACGGAAAGTTCTATTTCTTCCGCATTAAGACCCGGTTCTATCTGAAACCCGGTAAGTTACCTTTTGTACAGATTAAAGGTTCTTGGATGTACAAAGGAACAGAAGCACTGGAAAGCTCAGATATTGTTGGCAAAGACGGTATTCCACGTTCCGAATACTATGACATTGACGGCAACTTACACGATACACGAGTTGAGCTTACATTAACACAGACAGATTTCATTCTACTGCGTGAACACTATAATCTAGTTGATTATGAACTACTTGATTACTGTGAGTTTGATTCAACCATTGGCCTGTTTGACGAGTACATTGACAAGTATGCCGCAATCAAAAAAACAAGCAAAGGCGCTATGAGACAACTTGCAAAACTATTTCTAAACAACTTATACGGAAAAATGGCATCTAGCATGAACAGCTCTTTCAAGGTCGCATTTGAAAAAGATGATGGTTCTGTTGGATTCTACGAGGTGAATGAAAATGACAAAAAACCCGGATACATTCCAGTTGGTTCAGCTATCACTAGTTATGCCCGCAACTTTACCATTCGGGCGGCTCAACAAAATTATTACGGAAAGGACAAGCCCGGATTTATCTACGCCGACACAGACAGTATACACTGTGACCTGCCGCCTGAGCAGTTAAAAGGAATTAAAGTGCACCCATCAAATTTCTGCTGTTGGAAGCTAGAATCGAGCTGGGACATCGGCTGGTTTGTGCGCCAAAAGACGTACATTGAGCACGTTGTAGCCGAGGACTTAGAGCCGATAGAGAACCCTTACTACAATATCAAATGCGCAGGAATGCCAAAAAAGTGCAAAGACCTGTTTGCAGAATCCTTTGACAACAAAGTTGCAGAGGACATTGAGAACGGAATAAATCCAAGAAATGAGGAACAAGCACTATCCGATTCTAAACTTACACCAGAAGAGATTGCATTTCTTAGTAAAACAAGAACATTCAAAGATTTTAAGACAGGTTTAACAGTTCCCGGTAAACTACTACCTAGAAGAATCAAAGGTGGTGTGTTGCTGGTTGATACTGATTTTACAATGAGGTGATATAATGGCAAGAAAATTTTCAAGTCTTAATGACCTGTATGCAACTTTATTCTTTGCAGGAGATGCACGGTTTGATTTATACAGTAGTTCTGGTTTAATTCGGGCTGGTTTACGCTGGACTGATATTCCCAAGTCGTACAAGGGCGCTCAGGTAGCGACCCTTTGGATTAAAGAACTTGATTTCACTGGTTGCATTATGGATTGTGAGGTGCATTTCAAATGACTATCGAAGAATTTTATAAGTCCTGCCAGAACTGCGGCTGGAAAACCGAGTTTGAGTTGTGGAGTTTCTTAACGCCCCTGTATCGTGGACGGTTTGACCCCATGAAGAACCAGTTCAGAAACCTTCATGTGAGCACGTTTGAGATTCGTAAAAACACAGTAAGGATTCAAGTAAGGGAGTGTGTAAGATGATTACATTACAAGAATTATGGTATGCGTGGTGCGACATTGATGAACACACAGAAGTGCTAGTTCATTATGAGGGGGACGAGGATTTTGTCTCGTTCAAATTTGGCGAACGGGGTAAGTGGAGACAATACGATAGTGCAATTGTTCGTGTGTTTTCAGTTATACAGGCAAATAAGGCTCAAGTTACGAGAGGTGCATTTGACAAGGTTTTGATTATTTTGCAGAGGTAAGTAATATGAAAAACTTGAAAAAAATATGTGACCATTCCTATGACCAACGCACAGGCGGTTGTGATTGCGTTAGTTGCAAATATCACATCAAGCACTATCAGCCTGAACCCAAGGACTGGTTTATCTTTCATAAGGTGACAGCGGTAAACGCTGGTGAGTGCTTACAGCAAGGGGGAACTCAGAATGGGTAATGGGATTATCCCTTATGCAAAAGGAGCGGCAGAAGAAAAGCTCAAAAAGAAGCACCTGTTAATCCGTATCCCCGGAGAGAACTACGACAGAAAATGCCTGTCTAAAAATTCACTCATGTATGTTGCATATTCTCTGAACAGAGAGTATGTGCATCTGCCGGGCATCAACGATGGTGCAATCAAAGTTTCATCTCTGTCCAATGATATGCTGAGGTCTAAAGTTTTCATGTACCATATTGACACCAATAAGACGTTCACAGCAATCATTGCTGGTTCTGGTTTTACACTATGGTGCACCAAAGAAAAGGAGAATAAAAAGTGAGCGAAGTTATCGTGTTTGCAATTGCGGTATCCTACTCTATTTACATCACGGTGTACAGATACAAGTATAAACTTGATAAGTCAGTGTATATTTGTGATGCACTGTTGATTCTTGCGGCTCTGCTGTCATTGAGGTGGTAATATGAAGATTATTCATCAAGAAAAAGAAAGACGCTCTGATTTTATAAAAAACTTAAAACCCGGTGATGTTTGTTATATTAACAGCGCATTGTACATGGTGATAATGCCAAGTGATAGATACTGGAATAGCACGGTAATTAAACTTGAAACAGGTAAGGTTCAATATTTCAACCATAATATAAGTGTTGAGCCAGTAGACTGCTTTCTGGTTGTAAATGAATAAAACAAACCCCTCAAGTCGAACCTAACGGAACGGCAAGAGGGGTTTTCTATATCCTGTCTCTGAGGTGCACCAAAGCGCATTGCAGATACGAAACTACATAGCGGACGGTTCATCACCGTTGCAAAACCCGCCTGTATCGGTGGTACTGTCTCAGAGGGATAAGCACTAATAAGACAGCGCTTTCAAGATAACTTCTTTGCATTGCAGATTCTTAAACCGGAAAGCGCCACGGTCGAAGAAATAACGCATCTGGTCTGTGAACATCTTGTACGCATTGAGCATAACGTAGTTCACTCTATGGTCGTCTGTTGTGACAGCCAGCTTGAACTTGTAAGTCAAGTCTGGTTTATCATCACAGTAAATAACGCCTGTGTCTGGGAACTCTCTCAACCCGTATTCCTTGTTCATGTATCGAATAGTGCCCAAGTAACGAGAAGCACCAGTAGGGCGTTCAATGAATGCAGAGCTGTCGTTCAGGTACACAGCCTGTGTCAAATACACATCGTATGTGTCACCGCTGAATGCACTGTTAAAAGCGGATTCAGCCTGAGCCTTAGAAGCGGCATCGACATATCCCTGTTCGAGTACCCAGCCAACGCCACGCAGAAAGTTCACGTTGTCATTCAGTCGTGAGCTTATATTCATTGCAACGTAGTAAGGATTAAGCAGGGTAACAGGGTTAGACAGCATATAAACAGGAACATATCGAGATTGAGCACCCTGACCACGAGCAACAGATGTGTGGATAGAGCGGAATTTCTTTACTTCATCTGCGCAGTAATGGTTTGTCTCGCTCTGGAACTCGTCCATAAGCATTCTGGTGGTATCTGAGAAAAAATGAGAATACTTTTTAATCTGGTCTGCCGCATTTATACTTACAGCGTAGCCACATGGAACACCGTCAAGAAACAGTTCGTGATAAATGCCAGCGGCTCTGCGCTGAGAAGTCATTGCGTGTCCTTGATAGAACAGAACGCCGATATCCTTAAAGAATTTGTCAGCGCATCCATCAAGTTCATAGTTGAACCTATACAGCAACATGAACTTCTCTTTGTAGTTGATAAAACGCTTGACGCAATACCGGTTGAACCAAGTAGTCTTGCCGCCAGAACGGTTGGTGGTACACATATAAATCTCTGGCTTATTGCCGTTCGTGTCCATCAAAGACAGTAACTTTGTACCGTCATAGAAGTCGCCCATTGTCTCAGCTCCTTTTTAGGAATTATTCCTATTTGTTCCATGTGGAACATTTTCTCTCTGAAATAATTATATCATACCTACTTCCATTTTTCAACTACCTATGGTATAATAATTATAGAAGCTAGACCGGAAAGGGGGTGAGCTTATGAGTACCGTCTATTCCGTTCCAGTGGAAGTAAAACTCGCTCTGGCCTTTATGGTGATTGACGTTTTCACCGGATTGCTGAAAGCTGTCAAAAACAAAGAGTTGAACTCCACAAAGGCAAGGGAAGGAATTTACAAGAAAGCCAGTTTTATCTTGTTCATTGCGTTCGGCTATCTCGCTGATTATGCTATGGACTATGTGAACATGGGTTTTAATTTACCTGCCGCCGCAACTATCTGCACTCTTGTTATCGTAACGGAAGCTATTTCTGTGCTTGAGAATCTGGGTAAGATTAACCCCGACTTGGTTAAACTGGTTGCGCCGTTCCTGTCTGCACTGAACAAGAAAGAAGGTGATAACAATGGTTGACGTTGAACTACTGCTTTCTGACAACGGCGGGGTTAGAATTTATCCCACTGAATGGAACAACACTATCTACTTTGGCTATCAGAAGAACGCTAACATTTACCGTCTGCACATTGTTCGCTCTAAGGTGTGGCAAAACCTCACTGTAAGAGCTTTCTTTCACACAGCAAATAAACAAGACCCGCCAGCACAGCTGTTTGTAGGTGATTACGTCAATGTGCCCGCTTTGATTACCGCTACTACGGTTGGCGGCGTTATCACAATTGAGGGCACTGACGGCATGAAAGCTCTTACCACAGCTGACATCCCTTACGTTGTAAGTGAGAACTCTGGTGTTGAGGACGGCACAACCCCCGAACCACCGTCTCCTGCTTGGGTTCAGCTAGTAGCAGAAATCAGTGCAGAAGCAGAAGCGGCAAAAGCCGCCGCTAAGATTGCTAATGAATCGGCAATTAAAGCGCAGTCTGCTCTGAATGATTTGTTGCAGGGAATCCGAGACGGTGATTTCATTGGTCTGCCCGGCCCGGCTGGCCCACAAGGCCCTCAAGGTGTACAAGGCCCGGCTGGCCCACAAGGCCCACAAGGTGAAGTTGGCCCGGTCGGCCCACAAGGCCCGAGAGGTGCACAGGGTGTAAATGGCCCACAAGGCATTCAAGGCCCAAAAGGCGACCCCGGCCCTAAAGGTGACGTTGGCCCACAAGGTGAAGTTGGCCCAGTTGGCCCGAGAGGTTTACAGGGCGAGGCTGGCCCGGCTGGCCCAGAAGGGCCTAAGGGTGAACAGGGTATTCAAGGCCCAGTTGGCCCAGTTGGCCCTAAAGGAGAACAAGGTGTACAAGGCCCAGTTGGCCCAGAAGGGCCTAGAGGGGTACAGGGTGCACAAGGGCAAGCTGGCCCGCAAGGCCCTAGAGGTGATGTTGGGCCACAAGGAATGCTAGGCTTTTTACAGTCTACATCCGAAACAGACCTTAATAACATCAAGACACCCGGCTTTTATCAACAGTCATATCCCGGAACAAGCAACACCCCGTTTTCTAGTGGTTATCACTACTGGAACATGATGGTGGTTACTGTAACAGGCCATTGGGTGTGGCAGTTGATTTTTCCAACTGAATCCTCTAATGTGATTTATGTGCGTGAGTTCACTAACACCCGCTGGGGTGCTTGGAGGCACATCAATACAAGCGCTTGAGAGGTAATATTATGAAAGCTAAATCATATTATGTTTTCGACTACACCCTCAACCCTGATGAACAGCTGTCACCTCACTTCAAAGCACACGAGTTTCGCTGTTCTGACTTATCCCGTGTCATTGTGCTAAACAAAGCACTTCTTGAACTTCTTGAAATTATCCGTAACCACTACAACAAACCACTTATTATAAACTCAGCATATCGCACAGTATCTTACAACAGTTCACTTAAAAATTCCAGTCCTAAATCACAGCATGTGTTTGGCAACGCCGCAGATATTAAAATCTCTGGTGTTTCGCCGCTTAAGCTGTACTCGTGGCTTAATTCTAAATACCCTAATTCGCTTGGACTTGGACTGTACAACACCTTTGTCCATGTGGATGTAAGAGAGGGAAAGTCACGATGGGACTACCGAACACAAAAATAACGTTGCTGGTTTGCCAGCAGACAGTTCTACTGTCACCCTCACACTTAAATACTTGAAAGGAGCAAATTATGGAGCTTGCCGATTTCAATGCCAAGACACAAGAGCTTATCAAGCACTTGGGAGATAACGCAGACCAAGGCGAAGTAACCAACATCTTGGCAGAACTGACCACTGGTTTCAGTGAAGAGGTTTCCGCAAAAGTGACCGCTCTGCGCAGTGTGGATGAACTCACTGCTAAAAATGCGAAGTTGAAAGAGGATAACATGAATCTCTTCCTTCGTGTTACTGTTCCCGATGAACAGTTAAAGCAGGGTGTTCGCCCGGAAGAGGACAAAGACCCTATCAATCGACTGTTTACCAATGGCAGACTTAACCTCAAGGGTTAAACATTTTAGAAAGGATAGTGATAAACCATGGCAACTGCTATCGACATTGTGAACGCAGTCATTGAGACTAGTTCCACGCTGAAAGATAACATTCCGCTTGCTACCAATGCCACTCTTCAGTCAACTGGTGGCGCTATCATGCAGTACACTCCCTTTATGAATGAGTTCATCAATGGTCTGGTGAACCGCATTCTGTTTCAGGAAGCGCACAACATGACCTATGACAACCCCCTTCGCATTTTCAAGGGAGTTGATATTCCCTACGGCACTGACGTGCAGGACAGCATTGCTAACCCCGCTGTTGCTACTCCCTACGACAGCTCTGCAATGAGTGACGTTCTGTCTCCTGCTTCTCCTGACGTTAAAACCGTATACTACCGCCGCAACCGGCAGGATAAGTACAAGGTTACTGTCTATGATGCCGTTCTGGCTGGCGCTTTCACCAACGCCGACACCTTCAACAACTTCGTCTCGATGATTCTGAACACCCTGACCAGTGGTGACAACATTGACGAGTTTAAGCTGATGAAGGGTGTCGTTGGTCAGGCTATCAACGATGGCAACATCAACAAAACCTCTCTGACCGCTGGTACTGACCACCGGGCCTTTGCTGAAACCCTTGTAACCGACCTGCGTGCCAAGTACCTTCAGTTCCAGTTCCCCTCTACCAAGTACAACTGCTATCAGAAGATGGCTAAAGCTAAGGGCATTGAAAACGCAACACCCCTGACCACTTGGACTTCTCCTGACCGTATCAGCGTTCTTGTTCGTGCTGACGTTGCCGCCTTCACTGACGTTGAAGTTCTGGCTAAGGCATTCAACATGAGCAAGGCTGATTTCCTTGGCCGTCAGGTGATGGTTGACAGCTTTGGTGATACCGGTGATGCCGCTAAGACGCTGGCAATCATCGCAGACAACACCTTCCTGCGAACCCACGACAACCGCTTCCAGATGGCCGAAACCCCGTACAATGCAAGCACTCTGAGCCGCACCTACTTCCTGCATCACTGGGAGACTATGGCTTGCAGTCCGTTTGCTAATGCGTGGGCATTCACTGAAGAGTAATCTTCATAACGTAACTGCTCCATAATTTTCTCTCTTACGGTAACTGGTTGAGCTTTAGACCAGTGAGGGCGGGACAGGGGCAAGAGAGGTACAAATTATGTTTACACCAACAACTGCTTTAAGGCTACTCGGCACTCCGCTAGAGAGTGATTACAGAAACACATTGTGGTTTCCTAATCGAGAAGCACAAACTGCCTATTTCTTAGGTAGAACGATTAAAACCTACGAGAACTTCCAGTACATTAAAAAGAATAACACTATTGTTGTGGACGGCGAAGTGGACTTGCTGTATAACTGCAACTACATCATGTACCAGAACAACAACTTTACCAATAAATGGTTCTATGCCTTCATTGATAGAATCGAGTGGGCAAGCAACAGTTCCGTAAGACTGTACGTAAGCACAGACGTTATCCAGACTTGGTTCTTCGATATCAAATACTATGACAGTTATGTTGATAGGTGTCACAGTGATACTGATGTTGCCGGAGATAATATCGTGCCTGAGGATTTCAGCAGTTCTTCTGGCATGGGTTATTTTCAGGTTGGCAGTCAAGATATGACACCAGATTTTATCACAGTGTTTGCAACATCTTCTCCAACAGGAGCTCCTAATAACGGCACTCTTGAAAATGGAATTTTCAGTGGCGCTGGAAAGCTAATTTCACTGAGCATTTCAAACATTGCCACTCTTAAAGACCACTTAAACAACTATGTTAAACAGGGAACTGCAACTGCTGTTTCTAGGATTCAGCAATCGCCGTTGAACCGTCCAAAATCCGTAAATTTTGCTAAACACCCAGACCACTTAGACTGCATATCAAGCACTGGCATAGTAACATACATTCCAAGTAATAAAAAACTATTATCAGGGGCATTTCTTACTGCTTATGTTCAGATGTACGGCCAAGAAATGACGTTCAATCCTGAGGGAATTAACGGCTCTAATATTAGTTTACAAATTGGAGTAGACGAAACATCCGGCACTGTCGGCGTTATTGTCAACAATTATAGTAACAACAACATAGCCGCTCTAGCTTTAACAGCTGTAATTCCTGAAAGCACTTGGGCATACAACCAATACAAAAATGACTTCAATCTTCACGCTGGAAGCAACGCAATCTATAACAGAAGAGCTAGTATTGAGCGCTCTACTGCTAGAAACACTGCCGCTCTTAAAACTGCAATTGCAGGAGTTGAAGCGGCAGGAACAACTGCCAGTCAGTTCAGCACTTTTAATTTAGCTCGTCTTGCCCTTGGTGGCGTTGGCGGAGCTATCGGCGGAGCACTAAATTCAGCATCTTCTATTGCTCAAGCTGGAATGAATGTGTACGAAACAGCACAGCAACAAAAAATATATGATTACGGTGTTGACGATATTTCACAAGACCTTACTTACATAACTGAAAGCATGACAGCCCCCGCCGTTGGCGGTGTTGCTTCTAGTAATATCTATCTTGCAACAGGTAAAACGGCTTTGTCCTACGGTTTCAAAGTACCGCCGCTTGACATCGTTAAACGCTGTGACAAATTCCTCACCGTTTACGGCTACAAACAGTGCGAATACAGAGCAATCAACCTTCATGCTAGAGCCAGCTGGACTTACATCAAAACCAATGGCTTGAATGCCAGCGGCAACTTCCCAGACGATGATATGAACATTATCAAGCGTGCATTCAATAACGGCATATTCTTCTGGGTTTACACTGCAACATACGGAAACTTTGGACAAAACAATGCTATTGTGTAAGGTGGTGATTATATGGCAAACTCAGCGGCAGAAACGCTAAAAGAATTTAAGTCTGCGTCAACTGCCAGCAATGCTGTATACGCTACCTTAAAAGTGCAGTATACTGGTTCATGGATGGACGATATTCAGCAGATTTCAACAATGTGCGGCGTACCAGTCCAAACGCTATTACAGCTGAACCCTTGGCTTACTTCCAATAACTTTGTTGCCAATAACCACGACTATATAACAATCAAAGTGACTGCTGGTTCGCCCGGAACTGGTGGCAGTAATGCACAAAATAACGTTACTGGTTTTTACAGTACTGATGAATGGTTTCATCCGCTAGGTGTTGGAACTTGGTATTGCACTACTGCTTTCAGTGCTTCTCACCCTGCTATTGACCTTACTACTGGAACGCCAGGCCAGATTGCTGGAAAACCTATCTACGCTGTAAAAGCTGGCACAGTTGTACAGAGCTATTCTTCAGATTCATGGGGAAACACCATTCTAATTCGCCACGATGATACAACGGACGCTTCCGGCAATTGCTACTATACTCGTTATGCCCATATGGAAAAGATTGGCCCATCTACCGGAACTAAGGTTTCACAAGGTGACCAACTTGGTACAGTAGGCAACACAGGAAAATCTACCGGATATCACCTTCACTTCCAGATTTACTTTACTTCTGCAACTCGCACAGATTACACTAGCTTTGATGGTGGCAAAGTAAGTCATGAATTTAGTGTAAACCCTAACGACATCAAAGATTTCCCGGGTATTCCTTACACAGAAAACCATTACAGCCAAGTTGAAATGCACAAAAGCCCTTACGTTACTGATGCTGATATCAAAGTAATACAGGGTGCGGCATCTGAGGACGGCACTGTTACCGAATCTCAGTTCAACGAAACAGTAAATGGAATCGCTGACAGAATCATTGCCGCAAAGAACGTTGACCCTTCCAGTGAGTTGGCAAAACTTATTAAAGACTACGTTAAAGCACAGTTGGACGGTATCAAAGCAAATGCCGCTGGCTATGCTACTGACATACTCACAACTGGTGATTTCAGTGGAGTTCTTAACAAGTTCTGCTCTGACGTTGTAAACAATTCCATCTGGTACGTTGAAAACAAGATAAACAACCTTATCCAATATGCTATCTCAGTTGGACAACAAGCCGCACAGAATGAAATTAACCAAGCAAAATCACAGCTAAAAGACTGGATTGTAGACGTTACTAAGATTGACCGCAACTCTGAACTAGGAATACACACTCTGAATCTCCTTGATTCTTATGTCGACACTATTGTTGCAAACGGTTGGCAAGCCGTTACTACTGCACTAACAACAGGTGATGTAAAACTTGCCACTGGCCAATTCTTGGAAGTCACCAAAAGACAATCAATCGACTATGTTTGTGAACTTGGTTCTCATGCGCTAGCAAATGCAATTACTTCATACATTGGTTCTCATTCACAAAGCACAGAACTTAACCAGATTGCCGCAGACTTAGTGCCCGGCATCATCAACACTATGTGCCAGTCGATTGGCGGTGTTATGAAAGGCGATATCTCTATTGAGCAAGCGGCTAAAAACGTGCTTGTTCAAGTTGTATCCACAGTCGCTACCACAGTTGTTCAAAAATATCTTGTTCCAGTCGTATCTAACTGGGTTGTTACTGGATTAACTACTCTTGCTGTTAATATAGCTGGGTCACAGATAGGTGGACAAATTGGAGCGGCCATTGCTGGCCCTGTCGGCTATGTTGTTGGCGCTCTTGCAAGTGCTGGTGTTAGCTGGCTTATCAACTCTATATTCGGTTAAGAGGTGATTCAAATGTACAATTACGATAACGAACTCGCAGACAAACAAGCATCACACGCCGCTTACGCTGACTATTACTTTCGCCTTAAATCCCTTGCTTGCACTATGTTTAAGTGGAAAGGACTGCCCAGTAGCGTGAATGAACGATATCTTGAGTATTGCCTGTTCACCTATGGCAAGGCTGTTTTCTTCAACCACGCAACCCGTGGCTATATGTGCCTTAACGGTGCTCTTCGTGGAATCAACTTCTACAATGAGCCCATGTATATTCGGCCTATCAGCCCAGTAGAAACGTTCCCCGAGTATGACGTGAAAGACTGTGTGCTTATCAGAAACACCCCTGATATGTACCCTACTTTCCTCACTACTATCCGTTACACACAGGACTTGTACGATATCGACCAGACTATCAAAGTCAACATCAGCGCTCAGAAAACTCCTGTCCTGATTCTGACTGACACAAAGCAGAAACAGACCGCACAGGCCGTTTATCAGAAGTACACTGGTAACACTCCTGTTATCTACGGCATGAAAGGTACGTTTGACCCGAACAGTTTCATGGTTCTCCGTACTGATGCACCGTTCGTTGCTGGTCAGTTGCAGGATATCAAGATTACTAAGTACAATGAGTACCTGTCTTTCCTTGGTATCGGTATGGCAGACTTCAAACGTGAACGAAGAGTAACTGACGAGGTGGAACAGTTTGACCAACAAGCGAATGCTCTGGCAAACATTGGTCTGTCTCAGCGAAAGCACGCTTGCAAACTTATAAATGACATGTTCGGGCTGAACGTATCTGTTCGACTGGCTAATGAACCTTACATCACTGACGGTGACAAGTACAGCAAAAATGCTTCTACTATCTCCTATGTGCGTGCTCGTGGCGGAGATGATAACGGGGGTGAAGAATAATGGCAACGTATACCATTGAACTGGGCAAACTACTCACTCTCGATGGGTTTGACATTGGCATGAAAGATTACCCTCTTCCGTCTTTTCTACGTTCTGCTGGCGATATGCAGACATGGAGAGAAGCGCTGAACCAGAAAATCATTAACCACTATTATTTCAACGAGATTTGCTGTCTGCCGCCTGATAGATTCAAGTTCTTTCTGAACAACACTCTGAACGAGAAAATGCCTTACTTCAATATGCTGTATGATGCTATGGCTGAGAATTGGCAGTTCTACACTGGCGGCACTCTCACTGAGGTTATCAAATCTGACGGTACTAGTTCGGATAACGGTACGAAAACCGGTACTGATGTGCTCGCTAGGTCTGGCATTGATACTACCAACAATATCAGTACACAAAATAATTCCCATAACGATTACACCCTCAATGTTAATTCTGACACTCCTGCTCAGATGCTCAACATTGAGAGTGATATCGCAAATAACACCTACGCTTCCTCTGCTAACAAAAATAAAAATAATGGAACTAACACAGGAAACAGTAACAGCACAGATACCACCACTTATAACAGCAGAGAAACTACAACACTAGATGAACGCACCACAGCAGACAGACAGCACAATGACAACCGGAACAGAACCGTGTCTGGCTTGAACAACAAGTCTTACGCAGAACTGTTCAAAGAATACTCTGAATCCGTACGCAATCTGGATTTAGAGGTTATCGACAGTTTGAAAGATTGCTTCATGGGAATTTTGTAAAGGAGTAAAACTATGGTCAACTTCATTAAGTCTGCTGACAGCAAAATCAAAATCAATGAAGATGTTTCCTACTTGCTGAACGATGCACTGCACGTCAATGCTGTGTTCACTGCTTCCGGCATTGTCAAAGCAAACAGTCCTGTCCTGCGTGTGAACCTGCCCAATGTCGGCAAGCACGCTGAACTGAATTGGTACAACACCAGTTCCGACCATGCCGCAACTGCCGCCGCAGCGGTGAAGAATACTGTCAGTTCCGTTGACGGCATCCACGATATCACCATTTCTCTGAGTTCCGATACCGCCGATTCTAATGAGTACCATGTCGAAGGCTGGATTAAACTGCCCTGAAAGGGGTGATATTTATGGATTTAGTCTCGTTGGCTAAATTCCTGAGCGCCCTGCTTCAGTGGGTGCTCGACTACTTCCATCTGTAAAGGGGGTGTCACTATGCCACTTACTACTCTTACTCCGTTGCCCTTCCTGCCTATTCCGGGTAAGTTTGACCTGAATACTTTTCTTCCGGGTTCTAGCGACTATGAGATTCTGGCACGAGTTGTGGAAACCTACAACAGCGCTGTTAAACAGTTCAATGAAATTATCGAGTTCTATGGTGACTACGATACTAAAATTGAACAGCTGGAAACCAATTTTCAGAGCAAGTTGGATACCTTTGAAACACGGGTAAACAACGAAAATGCTCAGTTCAAAACTGATATCACCGCACAGCAAAACAACTATCAGAAAGACATTGATGCCAAAATTGCACAGCTTAACAAAACGGTTCAAGAGTGCTATACTGAGGTTGAGAAGCTCATTAACGGTGAGTATATCGAGACTTATGTACAGGCTCTTGCAACGTGGATTGACAACAACTTACAGGTAATGGTTTCCAAGGTTGTGAAATACGTCTGGTTTGAAATCAACGAGGACGGCTATTTCATTGCTTGGATTCCTGACACTTGGGACTTCATTGACTTTGACACAGACATGAACCCTGATTCTGAGGACTATGGCAAACTTGCCTTACTCTGGCAACCGGAAGTTGTACAGTAACTTTGACGTGTGATAGGCACTCTTCAATCCTATCGGGAGGGTGAACCAGGTGTTCTGGTTCAACGGGTGGACAGTTTATTTAATGAAAGGGGTTTCTAATATGGCTATTAAGAAGTATATTGGTGCTCGTTATGCTCCGAAGTTCATGGGCGCTTGGGATAAGTCCAGCGAATACGCCGCTCTGAGCGTGGTCTATGCCAATGAACAGAGCTATGTCAGCCGCAAGACTGTTCCTGCAAACACTGAGATTACCAATACTGAGTTCTGGATTAAGAGCGCAGACTGGAATGCTCAGGTGACGCAGTACAACCAGAATGTTGAGCAGTATCAGGCTAATGTGGAGCGGTACAACCAGAACGTGAAGACGTACACTCAGGCTGTTGACCAGTTCTATGCTGATACTATGCACAGCTATGACACCAAGGCTGAGATGGTGGCTGACCGTTCCCTGAAGCTTGGTGACACTCTGCTGACATGCGGCAATGCGGCTATCGGTGACGGTGGTGGTTCTTTCTATCAGGTTGTGCCTGAGACTTCTGCTAAGGCCGTGGCTCTGGAAAATGGGCTGTTTGCTCTGCCGTTCGAGTTCCAGCCCTATGATTACAGTGAGTTTCAGGGTGAGGTTGACAGGGTGGTTCAGAGTTTCGGCACGAGTGTTGCTGAAATCAAGGCCGCAAGTCTGGGAACGTATGACAACGTTGCTAAGATGAAGGCTGACACCACGCTGAAAGCAAACACCACTGTCCTGACTACTGGTGAAGCTACTGTTGGTGACAACAAGGGCAGTTTCTACCGGGTGCAGGAAACCAGTGACAGGGATGACGCTGTACCGCTGGACAACGGCAAGAAAGCTGTGCCGTTTGCTCTGAATGTGGGTGCGGTTGCCGGTACTGCTCTGACGTTCCAGGGTCAGAGTGATGCCGCCGCTGTGTGGAATGTGAAAGCTCCTGGCACGGTGACTATTCCTCTGAGCGTGAGCGCTGGCGGGACTGCTACGGTGTTTCTGGGTGTGCTGTATGGTGCTAATGAAAGCGCTGTTACTGCAACCCTGAATATCAATAACGGCACTGTAAAGAATATGACGTTCACTGATAAGGGTGACGCAAAGCATGACAAGATTGTTGTTTATGCAATCACAGTGAAGCGCACTGACGACTACTACTTTGGCAGTAGCACTGTTAGTAGCTGGACTACTGAGTACCAGTATGATACTGTTACTATTACTCAGCAGATTGGTAATAATGCACCTGATGCACCCGATGTATCAAAAAATATGTTTAGTTATGCCTATTGCGTAATAACTCCGAGCAAAGACGTAATCATTAAAAAAATAACCTTTAAGACCCGTGACAAAATAATTAGTGATGGCGCATATGAATTGTTCACCATTGAAAAGGTAAATGAAGAAAACCCCATTTTTAAAGCGAAAAACGAAGAAATCCCCGCAAACACTGTAAAAGAAATCGAGATTAACACACCTCTTAGCAAGGGTGTACAGTATAGGTTTAACTTTTATCTGATTACTACACGCGCATCGCTTTATACTTCTTTTTCGGGCTGGAATGCTAATAAAGCAAAGGCAGGAACGTACGGTGAAATCAATCTTTCTTATACAGACGAAGACTCCGGCGTAAACTTCGTTATGGAGTATGACGTAAAACGTACAAGCTAATGAATTTAAGGGCTACGAAGAGTAGCCCTTTTTATTTGTGCTGTACTGTATTATAACTAGCCGCTCAGTGTACGCACAAGTCTGGTACAAAACTTTTTTCTCTTTATCCGTAACCCAC